TTTTGTTCTTCGTAAATATACTCGAATTCTTCTTTAATTGGTTTTTCTACTAAGAGATTTAGACGCATTGCCATATATTTATTTATTAACAGTGAGGTGTTTTTCTGTAATTATTATGAATTCTAAGCCTTTTTTATTACACCACTCACGAGCAGCTTGCCACTTCGCCTGGTTAGTTATATACATAGTCTGTTCGTAAATAAGATTAGACTTTTTACGATATTTGGTTTTGGGTGGTGATAGCTGACTAGAGGGTTTTATCTCTACTAGATATCTCTTAACTCTATCACCCTCTTTTATTTGCACAAAATTATCTACAAAGTACCTATGCATCTTGCCATCAAGAGGGTTAATATAAGGTATAATTACATTTTCAGACCCCCATTTGATTACCTTTTCGTTATAGTCACAAAACTTCATAAAACGAAGCTCTAGAGAAGATCTATATACTGCCTTACTACCAATAAACTTTTCCTTGTTTCTTGGTATAAAGATACCTTGTACAAATTTTGAATTTTTTTTAAGCATTAACCAACAATAAACATAACTGGGTTAGCATCGCCAAATCCAGGAGATGCTCCTTCATAGAGTTGTTTTTCAAGTTCTGCTTTTTCATTTCTACCTTCTTCAAGTAAATCGTAGTTAAGATAACCACCACCGAGAAGCTGAACCTGACCAAACTTACCACGAACTCTACCTACTGTAATCTTTGATAATGCTAACGCATATTGATACACCCAAGGCTCTTTAATAACATCTCTAATTGGCTTTTCAACATACGCATTCAATACACCGTAAAATCTACCACCATTATGTTGACTTGGTTGTGGAAACATTTTTAGCATTTGTGTTCTTTCATTAAACTCATACGAGCGTTTAATAGCTAAAACCTTCTCGCGCATATCCATCCACTCTTTCAATGTGTACCATGATACTAGGTCAAACCCGTAATTACCCATTGCATATGAGAAATATGTCTGTTGAGCTAATGTTTGTTCTAAAGTGAATAATGTGTTAATGCCCTGTGTGCTACCCTCATTAAAATCTGTAACAGCCATTACCCTTCTGTAATCTAAAATATCGTAATCATATACGTTGCTTATTTGAGCTGCTGGTGTCTTTACCTGTTCGATAGTTGGTGACTCCACATACGATGCTTTAAAGTTAGCACTTAAAGCTCCATTAAATGCAATAACATCACCATACGAAATATTACTTACGAGCTCAAATGTTGGTATACCATTTGGAAAACTAACACTTAAAGATGATGATGATGTAAACGTTGATGATGGTATACCACTTGTACAAACATATGCTGTGCTCGTAATTGCTTGGTAATATGAAACACTTGGTTTACTTGTCTCACCACTATTCTGAGCTTCTTGTGAGAGTCCAGTTTTAGCTAATGTATAAAGCTTATCGATAGGTAACCCAACGTTTGGTATATAGAGATTAGAATCGAATACTAGATATTCTTGAGTGTAACCTGCATACTTAGTAAAAAGTTCAATTGCAATTGAAATATTTTCATATAATTGATCTTTATGAATCTCAACAGTAACAAGCGGGTAACCTAATGCTCTAGTAATTCTATCCCCCAATCTATCAAAAGAATCAATTTTTGAATTTAAATTGGTAGATTGAAACGCAGAGATAGGGGAAATTGTACAGACATCACTCATTTAATTTATTTATGCCGCTGGTGGTGGAGCTTCTCCACCTTCAGGTGGTGGTGGTGTACCACCTTCTGCTCCAGCTTCACCACCAGGAGCTGCTCCACCTACTTCTGCTGGAGCTCCACCGAATGCGGGAGGTGTACCACCGCCACCGCCTCCTCCACCTAAAGCTGCTCCACCTTCTGCAGGTGTAGAACCAGCTTCGATAGCTTCTTTCCACTTAGGACCAGCATTCTGAATCTGTTGAATCTCCCATTGAAACTCTGCATCTTTTCTAAGATATTCTCTATTAGCAAGAACTTGAAGATCAGTCCAACCTAAAAATCTCTTTTGAGCATATGTCTTCGAAATAAACTCATTCTGGGTAATATTATTGTAAGTTGCTGTCTTTAATTCCATCTTCTGATTTTCTCTTAAATCATAGAAGTTAGTTGGTGGGTTGAAGTCTACAGAGAAATGTGTTTCTTTCATTTCATACTCTTCCCAAAGCTTAGTAAGCTTGAGATGAGTTATGAATGCTCTCTTAATACCAGCTGAAAATCTTTGCTGCATTCTAATTACAAAACGCGCAAACTTAAGTTCTTCTCTTAAAATTTCATTACCATCTCTAAATGCATCTTGAGGATCAAGTCTCGATGTTGGTACTTTAAGTGAGCGATAGAGCTTCTTAATGAAGTACATTAAATCTGCTAACTCACCAAGATTAGCTCCACCAGGTAATTGAGTTACTGATGTGCCTTCTGAACCTTGTCTTTTTGCAAACCAGAATGCATCAAGCATTGATTGCGGTGTAAACTTTTGTACTACATCATTCTGATCAACATCAAATGTCTTTGATGACCAGTAATTAGTAATAAGCTTACGAAGATATGCTTCTGCTTTTGGTGGTGGCATATTACCCACATCTACGTTGAACACAAGACGTTCAGGAGCTCTTACCATTCTATAGATAACAATAGCATCTTCAATAAGAGAAAGCTGTCTATAAGCTCTACGAGCGTTTTCTAAAATTGGAAGTACGAATGTTTTACGTTCATCGTAAATACCAGAATTGATATAAACGATTTGATTTTCATCCATTGGAATGAATTCATACTTTTCAATCTTTGTTGGGTTATCTTTTGCAAAAATTGGCTTCTTATAGATAAAGCCTTTAATCATTAAGTTCTGAATATTATTATAAACAGGATCGCAAAGTTCAGGCGGCACATTTACAAATCCTAAAATACCTCTATCGGTGAAATCCTTATGAATAATGTTTTCAAAGTATAATTCACCTTCAATTAAGAACTGTCTAATATATGCCCAGCCTTTATTTTCAAAGTCAAAATATTCTACAATCTTATTAAATTCAGCTTTAAGTTTCTGTTCTTGTTCATCAGTGTATCTCTTCTCTCTTAATTCGAGATTTACGATATCACCATTTTCATCTTTATTAACAAACTCATCGCAAATTTCATCTAATGCGTCAGCAACATCAGAATATGCTGCCATTGTACGATAATCTCTTAATCTACCACCTTTATCCTGATTAACGTTCGCATACAACACTCTAGATAACGATGTATCTGAGTTAAACGTACCTGAAGGTGAAGAATCTCCTCCAATAGCAATAGAGTTATTAGCTAAAGCTTCAGCTCTCTTAGCTCCATTCTTTTGGAATATTTTAAATTTTGGATTTTTATCCTCAATAGATTCAGCTTCCTGATACGAATAAGGTAGTCTTTGAGAAATGTATGACATCAACCCTCTACCGAATGTTGAAGACTTACCTGTATCGTTCTGTTGAATTGCCATATACTATATTTATTTACCTCAATTCAATGTGAAAACAATATTTTTTTCTTTAGCAGATGAATCCCAACCCACACCATTTACTGTAACAATTGTAAAATTACCTGAGTTAGCTGTAGGAGGTAGAGGGAATGTTAAAATTGTATCAGTAAGCACATCATAGTAATCTACTGGGAATCCTGAAATGACTCCTTGTTTAGCTGTACTATAAGAGGTAAGATTATCGTATAGACTAAGGTTATTAGAACTTAGTAGTATGTTAGTGAGACTTGAAAAGAACTTACCATACAACGTAAATTTGACATTACTTAGAGAATTAGTAATAGCTGTATTTTCTACTATCTCTGTTTGTACTCCCACGTTAGATAAACCTGCATATATATTACTGATTGTAGGTATACCTGAAACAACGATGTTAGTTGTTTCATAAAAGGCTGCTCCACTTAACGTGTAATAACTATTATAATTAAGTGGGGTGGATCTGTTTGCTGCTACCAAATCCGTATCCACAACATAAATGTTTGCAGTTTGCTCAAATTGTTTAAATAACCACCCCTGAATTGTAAACGATGTATCAGCAGTAACTCTATACTTTTGATTAGATGCTAAGTCTATTGGAGGTGTAAAGTTTACCGAACCATTCCATAAAACTTTAGATCTAATTTCTGCGTCATAACCTAACCCTGCATCTGGTGGTAGCTTCCATGAAAGTATAATATAAGGATTGTTATATGGAGCAAAGTTAGAAATAATCTGATCTACATCAGATTGATATTTACCAATAATTGACATTGATACCTCAATGTTAATTGGTGTAGGGGTTTCAATCTTTGAAAAATTAGGACCTTGCTTATTTTCATACGCTTTCGGCAAATAGAATGCATCTAATTTGTTGAAAACTCTTTTTTCATCTCTAGTTATAGAAGTAACATTAACTGCTACAACCGGTAAGGTGATATTGTTTTGCTCGTTTACAATATCATATAATACACGCTGCTTAGGTGCAAGAACGTACCTTACTTCAATATTTGAAGCTGATACCCTATTATTATCGTAGCGTTTAATTATGCAGTCATCAAACGCAGCAATAAATTGCGTAAGAAGATCTTTAATTTCAAAATAATACGTGTAATTCTTCACCTTAATATTTATCAGACAAACCGGTCGATGAAATATTTAGGCAGAATATCCATATTATTTTTCAATACATTTAGTACCGTTGCGTCCAAAATATATGTAACGCAGTGATCATCTTTAGATCTAATACCACGACCACAAGCCTGAATCAATGAACAAAGCATCTTATTCTCATACCACTTTTTATCTTGATCAAAGAGCATCTTAATTCTCTTATCAATTAGAGGTAAGTATGGGGCTTTCACAATGATTTGGAATCTTGCAAGGTCATCTTTCAAGTCCACTCCATGAGTAAGTGAAGGTGAAACAAGAATGGTTGGATCATCAGATTCGCAATGAAGTTTAAGAATTTCATCATTCATTACTCCTTGCTCACGATATAAAAACCTTTTACCACTGCACTTCTTTTTAATCTCATTAGTAATAGACAGAGTATGGGTATGAATAATACCTTTATCGTTTTTATGCATTTCGCAAATCTTTGCAATCATATCAACAACTGCAGGTAAGGTTGTCTTGATAGAATGTGCATTCAACTTATGCTTTTTATTCACATAGATAGGAGCTTTCTTACTATCAAACGGAGAGTCAATGTCAATGAACTTGTAATTATCAACACCAAGAGTCTTAGCGAAGATCTTATCATCAATGATTGTAGCTGACATCAAGATAACTTTCTTACCAAAGTCAAAAAGATACTTCGTAAGTCTATCAACCTTCAAAGGGGTAAAAGAAGTTACCATATCCTTTTTCTCAATCAGATATTCGCAATCATTCCACGACTCAACAAGCAACTGAAGCTTATTACTAAGATTTTTCAATCCTAGCATCTTCTTTTTCTCGTTTTCGAGATAATTACTGAGCTTTTCATTACCTTTGATGGTCGAACTGATCTCTGCAACCCTATCTTTAATTCTCAAGATAAGAG